CCCATTCTCATCAAGAGAGGGTGTGGCTGTGGCAGGTAGATCTCTTAGGGCTTGGGAATAGTCTATCCAGGCTTGGGATGGAGAGAGGTCACTTCTAAATCTCCAGTCTGTGAGAGCAATAAGCCTGTCTCTTTCTTCTCTCAAAAGTCTCATTGGTTCTGCAGCAGTTAAACGATCTATCTCTGCTTGAATATCTGATTCAGATGGAAGCTCCCATCCATTTACTGCAGTAAAATTATCTCCTATAGATTTAAATTCTATGTTAGGAACTAAACTAATAATTGCTTTTTGTTTTGTAATCATTTTATGTTGTTGGATTAAATTCAGTAATGCTAATAAAAACAGAACCTCCACCATTTAGTGCAAGATATACTAATCCACTACTACTTTTGGCAAAAAATCTATATGTTTTATTCCCACTAATGTTTGCAGTATCAATTGCTTTTAATACCAAAGGTGCTCTCATGTTATCTGCATTAGAAAAATATTCTGCATTTCCACCAATTGAATCATTAAACAAACTGACTTCATTAGTCCCAGAGTAAGTTGAACCATCACTTCGCTTTGCACCTATATTTACAATTCTGCCCGCAGCTTCTGTAGAAACACAAGATCCAAAAACTTCATAAATGGCATGTGTACTTGCTGTTCTATTTATACTTATATCAAAATTACTAAATGCAGTAAAACTAGTTGAACTTGTGCTAATATCAGCAGGAGTCGAATAAAATGCTTTTCTCTGGATTATATGCCCAGCAGGAAACTTCACACCACTGTCTATTGTCACTACTGCTGAAGCACCACTCCCAGTATGTGTTGCAACTGTTGAACCTCCTAGTTGTAGTTCACCTGCCATCTGTTACTCCGGTTTTGTAGGCCAAGTTACATTGATTAGATTACCCTGTTCATCTAATGCTACATTAGGTGAATTTGCAGGTAAATCTCTAAGTGCAGTTCTGTATGCAGTTTGTTCTGAAGTCATAGTTCTGTCTGCAACTGCCCACCAGTCTGTTTCTAAAAGAAGTCTGTTTCTTTCTTCTCTTAGCAATCTCATTGGTTCTGCAGCTTGAAGTTCTTCACATTTTTTAATTATGTCTTCATATTCTGGAATGTCAGACTTAGAAACATTTTCATTCCAAGTAACATTTTTAAGTTCAAAATCTCCATTAATCACAAATGCTTTATTTGGTGCTAACTCAATAAGTGCTTCTGGTAAAAACTTGTATATCATTGTGACACCTCCATTAAAACCAAAATAGAAGCGGTTCTGGGATGATATTGTGTGCTGTCTCTCTGTGTTGTTCCTACATAAACGGGAACGCCAGATGCTTCACTTTGGATACCTATTCTATAAGTAATTGCATTGCCTAAACTGTAAGATGGTGAATCTAAATACATTCCGGCATGTTTATACATCATCCAATGTATGTCAACTCCAGCATGTGAAAGAGAAGGATCTCCAGCACTTCCTCCTCCATCATTACCCATCATGCCAGTCAGTTTGGAATATCCCCCACCACCAATATCACGCTCTATGTAACTTCTTGCAGTTAATGTACTAGCAGCACTTGTATCAAAGGAGTAATTTATCAATATTTTTGATGCTGATTTATGTGGAGTTATTGCACAATTATAACCTGTTATTAGTTGTTCATTTGTGTTGTTAGCTCCAACAAATACATCATTTTTAACTGCCTGAACTATCTGAATAATATGCCCAGCAGGAAAAACAACTGCATTATTTATAGTATTGGTTCCTGCCCCAGCATCCCCAGTGTGGGTGATGACTGTATTTCCACCTACCTGTAAAGTTCCTGGCATCAGTCATTCTCCGGTGCAGTAGGCCAAGTTGGATTACTTGGGTCTGTTGTAGAAGGTAGATCTCTTAGTTGTTGTCTGTAGGTTCTCCATGCTTCTTGGTTAGAGCCTGGATAGCTAGGAAGGTCTCTCCAATCTGACTGAGAAAGAAGTTGATCTCTTTCCAACCTAAGCAATCTTAATGGTTCTGCAGCTTCTAATTCTGCTAGTTTTGCTTGGATTTGTTCTTCTGTTGGAGCTATGTTTGGATTTTCATATTTCACTACTTCTTTCCCATCTATCACTGAAATTATAAAAATTTCATTAGGGATTAGAGCTTCAATAGCATTACATAGGGTTGCTTTACTCATGCTTGAATCTCATAAAGAGTTAAAGTGTTGTAAAAATATCCTGCACCAGTTTGCGCTCCATATTGAACAGCATAGCCCGCTTCAGGTTTTACAAAAACCTTGTATCTTTGCGGGACAGATGATTGGGGAGTAGTATGTAAATATTGCCCTGCTGTTATAACATTATCATTGATTGCAAGCCCTTGTATCATCCAGGGGTCAATAATAAAATCACTATTATCCACAGTTGTATTATTTGCTCCCGATGCAAGTGCAACTAAACCATTTGTTCCAGATGTTATGACTTCAACTGCTAAAACACATTCAACCAAAACATAATTTCCACTAGAGATTTGAATATCTTTTTCTAAACCTGTTGCTGTCCAAACAGAAGGATTGCTTAGAGAAGATGTTTTCCCTTGCCAAGAATCTTGAACGACTTGAATCACATGTCCAGCAGGAAATGCTAGTGTATTTGCAGCACTTAATGAAACAACACCTCCACTTTCTGTTGCAACAGAAACATTATTTAGTTTTAATTCTCCTGCCATTCCTTATCCTAAGTAGAGTGTTCCTGTAACATTAATGGTGGATGTGAAGTTTGCATGTCCACCCATGACCACCATTTGTCCTGCAACAGTCACTGTATTTGAAAAGGTGGTGTCACCAAAGTACAACTTGTTGTTACTGGCTTGAACATTAATTGCATCACTGATGGTATTCTGTTGTAGACTTCCTGCAGCAATCTCTTTCCCCCCTGCTGTAGCACCATCATGGACTCTAATCTCTCCTGTGGCATTGCCACTGCCATCTGTAATGGCAACAATCTCTCTGTTGGTGAAAGTCCCTGCAGCATTGACTGAAGTGGTGACTGCTCTAGGAAGGATCTTGATGTTGTCCAAAGTCTCCAAGGCAGTATCAATAAATGTCTTGGTTCCTAGTTTATTATTGATTTTATCAATATTCAGTTCACTAGCCATTATCTACCTCATCTGCAGGTTCAGGAGTATTGCCTTCTTCTATCCATTGAAGATATTCTTGGTAGTCTGTGTTTGCTGGGTCAAATGGGATTGTTGATCCATCTTCAATTTTAATAATAGAGCTTTCTATTATATTGTTATTGTAGTCCTTATACTTTTTATACATAGTTATAGCTCCGCACTTGCTACACCACCACTACTTACTGTTCCACCATAACCATCACCAGGTCTAGTCAAAGAACAAGTAAAACCTAATGTATCAATCTCACCCACACTAACAGACAAGTTGTCAGGTTCTTGTGTCCTCGCTGGGATAGTAGGTGCTGCTCTCATTTCAGTAACAAATTGATAAGTTCCAATGCTATAACGATCTGATTCTCTCATTTTGCACATTTCAAATCTTCTTAGTTTCTGACAATACCGTTGACACAAACTTAACTCCATCCCAATGGGTCTATGTTCAAAAGGTGTTTTTGAATCTCCTTCCTCTAATTGAACTCCAGTGATGTAAAAATTATTGGATGTACTATCCATTACATTCACATTTAAACCAACTAAACGATTTGCATCAACATTGCTGTTCCAATTAGTATTCAGTGTACCACTTGTTTTACTAGTTCCTGAAGCTAACCACCACTGAACTAATAATGATCTTTCATTATCATTATCAAAAGCACCTGTTGTGTCTGCTGGAAAATTTAAAGTTACCTCTTGCCAAGTATCTATAGCACTAATTGAGTAAGATCTACTTACTTGTCTAGTATTATCAACATCGTAAAGCTCAACTATATAAGTTCCAGCTTTTGATGATTTTACAAAGAAACTAAGTGTTAAGGTTTTGGCACTAGAAGTTCCCTTCATTAATCTTTGTAAATCTTGACCCTCAAATTGTTGTCTAAAAAAATATCCATCTGAAGCACCAAGGCTTGCATCTGCAGTTGTTATATCTATATGAAAACTTTTGGCAAAACCCTTACCCACTGGGACATCTGTAGATTCCTTTAAATCATATTGAGCATCACCTCCTGCCCTACAAACCTGAAATCTATCACAACCATAAGCATTACCAGAGGACACTGAAACAGTACCCCTTTGATTAATCTGCATTGCACCATTATACATTAAATTCCTGAACATGAAGGAATTGGCAGGGATTACCTTGTCTGATAAGGTCACTGCACTACCTGCCTCAGTCAACAAATTGTTCCCACTGGAATCCTTGATTCCTCCTGCAGAAGGGAGCTTAATATCTTTTGCCATTACAAGATTGCCACTGGAATCTACAGTAGCAGACACTGTTTCATTGGTGTGTCCAATTCCCTCAGTAAATACTCTACTTGGCATAGGTCAAATCACTCTAAGGGTTCCATTTACAGTCAAAGTACAATTTACGGTGATGGGGCCAACTACCACTGCTCCTTGATTTGCATCTACAGTAATAGTCTCTGATCCTGTCCCCAAGGTAGTGGGGTGAAGCAAAAGGCCAACTGTTTCTACACCATCATTACCAATCACGGCCCTGTTTGCTGAACCATCTGCTGTTTTGAAGGCATAGGTTCCAAGTGGCTCTTCTCTGACCCCAAGGGGGTTGGTCCCAATATAACGGGGAGAATGACTATTGCTCATTAGTTCACATCCTCTAATACTGATGCAAGAATATCTATGGCACTAGCTGTATTGGAATAGGCTTTCAGCACATCTCCATTGGTGTTGTCATGAGTCATGATCACCTTTCCTAGTACCAACTCTGTAGAAGTATTGGCTGGAATCACCAAGTCCTTTACCAGAAAAACATCATCGTTGCCGGAAATGGCAGTGTCAATATAGACAGAGGCTGTTACCTGTGAGGATAACTTGTTGCAGAGAAGGCAACCAATCACAATGGATGTTTTGTTGGTAGCAGCAGTGTAGATGGTGGAAGGTGAACCAGAATTGTTGCTAATGTTTTGTTTGGTAAGTCTTTTAAAGGTATTGGTAGCCATAATTCCCTGTTTTTATTAGCCTAAAGCAATTGCCATTGCCACTGATGTTCCATTTAGTGTGTTGAGTGCTGAAGCAGAAAGATTAGATGCATTGTACAAATATAGGGCTTCTGGTTGTTGAGTAGCATAGGCAACGGCACTGACTGTCCCTGTGATTGTTAAAGCTGTGCCTGCATTATCACTCACAAGGTTCACTGTTGTCAAGGTGCTGAAGGAACTTGAACTGACGTATCCATATACGATCCCTGCACTACCCGTAATACGAATTGGACGATTTTCTACATAAATTCCTGTTGAATCACCTGTGACTGTAAAAAAACTATTCCCTGCAGTTGCTGTAAAGCCAGATTGATTTTGCCAAAAAGAAGCACTAACTCCTGTTGTTGACTCAATGTAATCAAGTCTAGCTTTTAAATTGGCATAAGTAGTTGTTGCACTACCTCTAGCAACGGAGACCTCATCATCCACATCTTTGGTGGCAGTCATTAAGGTTTCCGTATTTGTTCGGAAGTCAGATTCAAAAGTAGAAGCAGTGGGATCTGCTGGGATTACTTGACCTGGATAGGTTCTTGTTGCATTTGCAGTAGCCATTACAAAACTTCTCTGATGGAAAAGGAAGCCTGTTTCAAGTTATTCAATTTATTGTTGAATGTTGATTGAGGCAAAGCGGTGAAATAACCGTATAATGCTGTCCTGGTCCTGAGTTTTTTGATATTCCCACTATTGCCAGAAATTATAAGGCAAGGAAATGGTCTTGCAAGTTGTTCAGCACCAAAGTCAACAAGTTTGTTTATATTTTCAGGATCAGAAATCAAATTACCTGAAAACTCTTGAGCAGAATCTCTATTTAAATAGTAATATGCTCCAGTTGGTAACTCTTTTCTAACAGAATAATCTTTTCTGTTATTTGACACACCAATTTGAGGATTAGGTAAGGATTCACTAATTCCTGCACGAATAATTGCTGCTTTTAGCCCTTGAAGTAGTTTTGTAAAAACAATAGGTGTATTTAATGAACCAAAAGGTTTAGACAACTCAATGTCAAACTGTGATGTAGCATCTCCTCTAATCAAATTTATCTGGGAAATCACAGAGTTAGTAGTTCCAAGAAATGTATTTTGGACTGCAGTATCTACATCTGGACGATAAGGAGTTGTTGAAGTAGCATCATCAATTGCCGGTGTTTTATTAAAAACAGCACCACCCACTACAGAATCATATTGACCACTAGATCCTTCATATCCGTCCCGATATACAAAATTACCCACCTCAATTGGATTTTCAAAAACACTAGTAACATCTGCAATAGATACAGACCTTGAACAGTTTAGATTCTGTACATAACTTGATGAATCATATTCAGTATGCACCGAGCTTGAACCATATGTTAGTTTATGCACACCAACAATTGCATCATAAGTTGCAGAGCCTGAAGATGGTTGAGAGTACGAACTTAAATTTAAAGAAGAATCTGAAGATATAATGGTAAATGATTTCGATGTTGGGACTGTAGCTATTACATAAGAACCATTAATTACATCGCTTCCTGAGTTTGGAGCTTGATTTAAGGAAACTTTATCACCAACAGAAAATCCATGATCTGTTGTTGTAACTAGAGTTAGTCGGCTAGTGTTTGAGCTATCTCCAGTTATTGAAGAAACATCTTTATTTGATGCTTGTTTTATATTAATGGTTACAGAATTTGATGTTGAATAAGTTACAAGATAACTGGAATCAAGACCTCTGAGGGTATCTCCATTCAAACTTGAATTTACGTCATATAATATGATCTTATCATTATTTACTAACCCGTGGGGAGAACTAAATAGTAATAATGCTGTTCCTGGCTGTACTTGATATGAGATACCACTTACCAAATAGCTCTGAACAGAAGAACTAGAATTCCACAAAAAATGAGAACAGGAAGTAAGGCCTGTTGCAATAGGACGAACAAACCTCCCCTTGCCATTTATTACTTTAGAAAGATATGCACCACTTACTGCCCGATCAGCAACAGGAACACTGGAATTAAGAGTCAAATCACCACTTGTGCCTGCATTCGGAACATAAATAGAAATTTCATCGCTTGTGACTGCTACTACCTTATGAATTCCTGTCCAAGAAGATGAGGCCTCTGCAGCAAGAGTTGAAGAATGCAAAAATTTTAAATTAACTCCTTCACCGCTAACACCGTGTGATATGTTGGTTACAACATTATTTGCTATTTTGTCTATTGATAATATATAAACATCATTTAAAGAATTAGATAAATTCTGAACTTGCATTCCTTTATACAATTCATGTACAGAAGTTTTTGAACCAAATAGAGTACCTGTTGTATCAGAATCTGATTCTCTAGTAATTGGAGAAGAATTAGTATATGGAGCAGCATTATTAGGCCAGTTTAAATAAACATGATCCCCAACAGAAATTTTGCCTGTATCTGTAAATGAAGTACCACTAAATTTAAGAACAAGAAGTCCATTGCCGTTTGAATTGTAAGTAAAGCTCTGAACATTATCTCTTTGAGCAGTTGTGTACTCTGAAATATCTGAAGTTGTAATAAATGCAGTAGAATCGTTAGGCTTTATAAAGGTAAGTTCTTCTAATAAAAACTGATTAAAAAGACCCGATGCATTATGATTTAGAGTTGAATCAAAATCTACTTTTATTCTAGTTGGAAAGGCTTCTCTTGGAAGAGGTATGTAGTTTGAAGATACTCTTGTCAATTTGCCTTGTACAAAATTAGAAATGCTAGTCTGTGTTCTTGTGGACACTTCAGCTTTTCTAATGGCAGTTCCTGCTCCAGTGGTAGTGGTTGAGGCTTCTGAAGTATCTAAGATGTATTTTCGTATTTCTATAGAATCACTAGAACCAAAAGTAAAAGATTTTTGACCTGAGTTGTCTTTGAAATAGTAAGGGAGTCTTATTGAAAAAGTAAAACGATCTTTAATTGTTGCTGGATGAAGAAAAGATTGATCTGGATCATTTAGTTTTAATTGATCAATTCCATTTCCTGAAAAACTTATAGAGGAAATACTTGGACTAGATAACTCTATTTTTTCATTATTAGTAAATTCAACATCATCTCCCGTTAAGGTTGAACCTTCTACTAAAGACAAACCAAGACGATGCTGAAACCCACCACCATTGTATACAAAGGATGTACCAAAATTTGCTCTTGCATTTGTACCTATTGTCAACTGACTTTGTAATTCGTTCAGTCCAAGAAAACTGTCAACTTTTAAAAATATAGAAAATGTTCTAGACACTTCATCTTTTCTTACGACATAGTACTTATTATAATTTTCGCTAAGATTGACAAATGTTGTCCCATCTGACTTTAAAATAGATACATTTTCAAAAGATATGAATTCATTTAAATTGAATGGGACCTCACCACTCCCCAGAAGTGATTCATCTGCTATGCTAAACTTCACTTCATAAGTGAAATTAACATCATTTTCATTTTCTACAACTGCAGAAATAATTGGTATAGTAATCCCACTTCTTACTTGTAAAGAAGAGCTTAATGCACTTATCTCTGAATTAGCATCAGCTTGGTTATCATTTAGTACAATTTTTATAGATTTTGTTGAATCTGCAGAACTATCATTCCTAAATACAGAATTTCCTGAAGAATTTAATTTTGTTATTAATTGACCATCCTTTACTTCCACAATACGATGAGGTCCATTCAATTTTGAATAAGAACCTGAGGTTGATATTTGAATAAAATCACCAACATTAATACTATCTAACGTATTCAAAGATATATTTAAAATTGATGAGTTTGTCCCTATATTTGGATTTGTAAAAAAGTCACCCTCAAATGCAGAAACTGTAAAAGAATCACTTGTCAAATAGTTATTAGTAGAACCACTAACTACTTCAGAATATCCAATACTTACTGAACCAGAAGCCGTTTTGTTTGCAAATAAATTATCTCCTTGATATGTCAGCAAAATTTTATCTGCCCTATATCTACCCATAAATAATCCATTTACCTGACCAAAACAATCTATCGTTACTGTGTCAGAGTCTTCACTGGAAACCCAAGAGTTTCTATTAGAATCATCTTGGGTATTACCTGGGCCAAATGTCTTCAAAGGGGATTTTAATGCTGCTAACCCAGAAATCCTATCTTGTGTCATGATCAGCATAGCTTTTTCTCAGTAAACATCATCTTGTTCGATAAGTTTAATAATACCATCACCAGCAACTTGAGTCTGTAGATTGTCAAAACGAAAATTTATTGTTTTTACATTCATATCTACCGTAACCCCATCCTCTTCTCTATTAAATTTTATTCTATTACCTACTTTTATATCTGAACGTATTCCTCCAATATCTACTGTAATTACTGGCTTATTTAAAACTTCTTTAATTGAGTTTAGTATAGATCTTTGTTCTTCGATGTCTTTTGTAGAGTAGGTAATATCTCTTATCTCTCCAGACTGAAGATTTGTGATCATCACACTTTCTTCTCTTTCATCTAGCTGTGCAGGGATCTGTGTTGCATTGACAACATTAACATTCCAAGATGATCTTATTGCTTTAATTGGATTAGGCATTTTATAAGAAACTGATATTATATCATAGTTTGCTATTGATATAAATTCTGTAGGTTCAAAACCTCTGTCAATTACTTTAATAATATCATTTCTTATTTCAAAAAGATAATTAGCTGATATTGCTAATTCTCCTGCAAAATCTAAAACCTTTGTTTGTCTTGTCTCCCACAACTGCAAATTTACTGAGGATGCATTTGGTGCTTGAGAAAAATCAACACTTGGAATATTCAACTTGTTTGCTATGAATGCAAAAAAATCTGCAATGGTAGATCCATTCTTAGATTCCCCAGATACCAAAGCTGTCCCTAGTAGTACAGTTCCATCGGTTGTGCTTGTTGTATTGTCAGTGGATCTTGAAAATATAGTTTCTGCTGTAGGAAGTCTCCCTGAACCAAAGTATTCACCTTGATGTGTAATTGTTGCTGAAGAAACAGATGGAGTATCACTAAATTCAGCATTATTAAATATGTTGAAGGTTGTAGTAGACGGAGCATCAATTACCACATATCCCGTCATAATGTCATTATTATTGATAACTGCAGGTGTTGCCCCTGTCAACTGAATTACATCTCCAGCAATCAATCCGTGATCAGCACTTGTTGTGATTGTGATGACATCATAAGAAACACTAATTCCAGTTAAGTTTACTCCACCAGAAGGTAGGGTTCTCTTCACTTGATTTGTGTCATTAGATCCAACAAGGACTCCATCATCAAATAATTGGATAGGGACCAATGTCCCTGAAAAATCTGAGGCTATCTTTAACTGTGGATTTGCATAAGCAAAACCCCTTGTCCCTTCTGTCCCATCTTCTGTTTGAATTAAGCCCTTTTCTCTAGTAACCCTACCAAAGGAAAAAGGGACATTCTTTTTCTGTAATCTTTTTAAAGAATAAACTCCTGAGGGCTGAGTGCTTGTTGTTGCTGTGTCTAATTTATAACGGAAAAAATTATCATCTACTTTTGTAATTGATCTACGATCCCCAAGAGTAGAACCCTCTGGTGTATTGAAATTTGCTATTGAAGAATTGATTACATTGATTCTATCTCCTGTTGACAATCCATGATCTGGAGCTAAAACCTCTGCTAAGTTATCTCCACTAACTACTCCTAGTCCCTTAATTGAAATTGTTGATATTTCTGTTAAATCTGACTTTATGTCTTCAACTGAATCTAAAAGATCTACATCTTCAAAATCATCTTCTATAATAAAATCCAATTTATCTACATCAAAACTTTGCAGATACATTGTTCCTGTGAATATGGATTCACTTTGTTGATTCTGTTCCCAATAGATTCTTATTGGAATCTTTGTAGTGGGATTAGAAATTAATTTAGAATACCCACCACCAAAAATAGAAAAAGGGCTAGATCTGTCATTTGCTCTATTTGCTATTGAAATATTCCCTATCCGAACACTGATATATCCACCTTTGATTTGTCCAAGTTCCAGTTCTGGAGAAGATTCTAAATAAGGTGCATAGTAGTTGTCCCCAATAAATCCTTCTTCTGAAAGATACCAAGTTTGATCATTAAAATCTATTTCTACAAGAAGAACCTCACTCATACCAACTCTGATGTGTTTCTATACTCAAGTTGAGATCTTCTTCTAATTACAAATGATGAATCATCTTTTGAATTACCATTTTCATCTACAACATCAACAGAAAGCTCTTTTTGTTTTACTACTTCAATAAGTTCTCTCAGGAGTGATGCATTTAAGCTAGAAGTACTTGTCATTGTAGAGACAATTCCAAAACCATGATTAGTATTACTAAATCTTGAAGATCCTAGTCCATTCTCTAAATACCCTCCATTTTCCCAATTAAAACCATAATCCATGTATGATCCAGAACCACGAAGTCCAGCATTTGCTTCAAATGTAGGAGGACGATAAACAACACTTGCTGCTTTATTAAGTAGATCTCCTATACCATACTTTTTAACAGGACCACCTTTTGCTCTTCTTAACAACCCATACCTTGCTGCCAAATCATATCCTAATTTTGTTGGCCCCAAGTCTAACATTGGGATTCTGTCAGTTGGGAAACTACTACTTATTTTATCTCCTGCAGCAAAAATTCTTCCACCATGTTTTCTAGATAATCCAAAAGAACTTGGAGAAAACATATTCATGTCTAAGGTTGCTTTGCTAACTCCAAAAACAATATTAGCAAGACTACCTACCCATCCAGGTAATCCAACACTCTTCTTTAAAACATTATTACCTGTCAGAGAAACTTTATCTCCTGACTTGAAGGGATTTACATATCCCATTAGTTCTGATTTACTCTTCACTGAATTTATAATGTTGAAGAATTCATCTCCAAGTACAGAAACTGTTTTCTTGTTAATAATAAATTCTCCACCTTCAAACTCTATAGGAGTTGATCCTCCAACAATTCCTGGAATTCCACCTTGTGCATGAGAAGGCCCAATAGCATAACCTCCTTGTTGAAATAGCAATCCACCTAATGCCTTTGAATCTGCTCCATCTGCAGACTGCTCTCCCATTTCCCCTTTTACTGTGTTTGCAGACATATTTATTGCTAATAAGTTTTTCTGATCGTGCAAAGAACCAGTGACTAAGGGGTTTTTATATAATGGATTAGGAAAAAATCCAGAGCTTAATCCAGGGAAGGCACTTGTCATTCCTGTAACTGCACCTGCTACAATATTTGTTAAAAATAACGTAAAGGCCTTCCCAACCCTAGAAGTAATTTCCTTGCTAGTTCCACTTACTGAATTTTCTGTAATTTTTAAGTCAAATCCTATTTTTTCGTTAATATCATCAAGTGTCCCATTAAATTTTTTGCTCATGTTACTAGATAGCTTTCCAATATTCATTTTTGAATCTAAATTTAATTGATCCATTCTAGAGTTCCAATCAATACTAATTTCATCAGTATCTAATTTATAATCTTGAATATCAAAATCTCTGATAGAATTTCCTATTTCTGTAATTTGATTTCCATAATGATCTATTTGTGCCTGAGTTGGAATTAAATCAACACCACTTTCTTTTGGATCAAATCCCCTAAGTGGGTCAACACCACTTTCTTTTGGATCAAATCCTCGTAGAGGATCAAAGCCAGTGTCCCTTAAATCAATATCTCTTATTGGCTTGGCAAGATCACCATAGTCTTTATCAAGGTCTTGTATGTCAATATCAGTCTGGTTCCTATATTCCTCAAGAGAGTTTCTAAGTTTTTCAAGTTCCTTAACACCATTTTCTGATTCAGTTGCTAAATTTTGAATTGCTTTCACAGGATCACTCTTTTCTATTTCTTCAAGGTTTAAATTATCTATAGGTTCATATAATTTTTCCCCAACCTTTACCATATCATCAAAAAGTTTTTCTCCTGTTGGAACTATTTTATTTATACCAGCCTCAATATCAGTCCCTTGAATATCATAACCCTGCCTAAAGTCACCAAGTTGTGTTATCCCTAGATTATCCCCTGCTAATCTCAAGGGCTTTGATATTGCATCGAAATCATCTGCAAATTCAGTATCAAGACCTCCACCACCAAGAGCATATTTTACAGTAGCAGCAAAGTTTTCATTCATATCAGGATTTGCTCCTGAATAAAGAGAAGCTATAGAAGCAACCGGAATATTTCCAGTGGAACTTGCAAGCATTGCATCTATTGCACCTATAGAAGCAGCAGCAACCGCTCTATCTGCAATCTCTGTAGCATCCATTTCTTTACCAAATATAGAAACTGTCCCACTTATATTGTCATCAATCAGTTTACCAATTCTTACTCCTGGATCTAGTATGCTAGGATCGTTGAATACTGCAGCAACTTCTGACTCAATTCCTTGAAGACCTGTCTCCTGACTCTTCAAAAAAGACTCAATTTGTCCACCTATTCGTTGTCTGTTTTTGTCTTCTAAAAACTGATCCAGAAATTCTCTAGCTGGCTTTAAAGGTTCAAAACCTCCCTGAGTTGAATCTTTTGGGAAAAAGAAATCAAATAAAGTACTTGGAGGCTGTTTGTCTCCACCTGTTTTATTGCCTGTCGGGTCACTTGGTGTAGGAACCGGAGGAACAGGTGGTGTAGGAATCGGAGGAGTTGGTGTAGGTGTAGGTGTGGGTGTAGGTGTGGGTGTAGGAACTGGTGTTGGAACTGAAATTGGGATTTGAGGAATCTTGTCAATTCCATAGTCTACTGTGTCTTTCAAGATTTGACGTAGGGAATCATATATTCCACTACTCAATGTATCTACATAGACAGTCAGTCCACTTGACCAAAGAGTGTTTAGGGTTTCCACCAAATCTGTAGAATCCAGTGTAGCTGTAACTGATTCTGGGATAGCAATAGCTTCTGTATATTCTGATATTTTTGCTAAGAATGGATCAAAGGATGTAGATACTTTTGTAACAAGTGTGTCTCCAAACCCAGAAAAATCTATGTTTTCAACTCCTGTAAATAAGGAGTCAAATGCAGAAGCATCTAGACCCTCTACATTACTAAATGGACCAAAAACAAGATCTATATACTCTTCCTTAGATAAACTCACTGA